GGTGTAAGCGTTGTGCCTAGTCGAGCGTCAAACACTAAATCGCCGTCACGCGACATAAACAGGCGACCTTGCTCAGCCTCGTTTACGTCAGACAAATAGCCCAGCACGTTCGTACCCTGTGCAACGGTAAACGCCGCTGCACCGCCAAGCGTTTGTGTGCCTGTAGCAATGTCGCGCGTTAACGCTGGAAACGCAACTTCAGGCCGATCAAGTACTGCCGTGACTCGAGCGCTGCTCAATTCCTCGCTGACGTTAAATTCGTCTAAATATGTTTGTGCTAACAAATAAAAATCGTCTGCACAAAACACGGTCACGGTGTCAAGACCGCCAAGTGCAAAGTTGTAGTCATAATTTACGATTACGCCAACAAACAAATATTCTTTGACGTTTGTTGCGCTGTAACGCGATAGACGCACTCGACGCATAGGTGCAAGACCGGGTTGGGCTTGCGGTGTGTCGTAGTACGGCGACTGAGTATCAAACGGGTTAAAAATGCCTGCCGTGTCAAGCATGTTAAACGACATTGTGCCTGCACTAAATTGGTCGCCTTGATCGCGTCGCCCACGTTTAACCGTGATGCTGTTTACGCCGTCAAGCACGCTTGCAAAATCTGTTGTACCGTCAAGCACATATTGAGTGTTGTTGAGCAAACCTGCAACTGGGTCGTCAAGCAAGAACCCGTCTTGAATGAACCCTGTGTCAATCTCTAAGTCATAGTTGCCACTAGCAACAACGGCTGTACCTGCCATTACGACGCAATCTGTAAATCGAGCGGGCCGTTAGTGCGCTGGTAGGCCAGCAAACTGTTTAACACGCTTTGCCCGATCTCGGCGCTAGTTGACATACCGCCTGTCACGTTGATCGTTACGGGCGACGCGCCACGCGCTGCGATGCGTTCAGCCATGCCAAACTCGGTCAACGCGCCTTGTATGGTCATTAGATCGCCGCCGCCACCAATACCGCCGCCGCCGCCGCCAGCGCCGCCACCACCGCCACCGCCACCAGCGCCACCGCCAATGATCGGGGCAATACTTGGAATAGACGCGCCTGCTTCTCGAGCCATACGGTCAGCCGTGCGCGTATCGCTGGTAACGGCTGTAGCACCACCGCCACCGCCACCAATACGACCTAACGAGATTGTCGGCAAACTACCGATATCACTAAACGGGTTGATTAGGTTCATGCCACGAATAATCAAGTTGATTGCGCCGATAAACGCGTTAGCGAACGTCTCAAACCCTGCAATTAGGCCGTTTAGCACGGTGTTCACAATGTTGCGAAATGTCTCAAATTTTGTGTACGCAAAAGTTAACGCGGTAACTAGCGCCGCAATACCTACCGCAATTAAACCAAACGGGTTTAACGCCATTGCGATATTGACTGCAACGATCGCCGCTGCGACTGCTGAGATTGTGCCGGCAATAATTAAAAACGCTGTCGGGTTGCGTTGCGCCCAGTCAGCCATTGCTTGCAAATATGGCAACACTTTTTGCAACACGGGTAGCAACGCCGCGCCGATTGACTCTTGTGTTTCAGCCAAACTGTTTTTGAGTATTTTAAATTTGCCTGCCGCGGTTTCTGCTGATCGTGCGGCCGCGCCACCAAAATTGTCGTTTAACGCCATCATCACGACATCGAGCGACGCACCTTCTTTGATTAGACCCATCATTTCGGGCGACAATGCGCGTAGCCCTCTCATGTTGCCCGCGTACGCTTTACTTAACGCGTCGCTAACCGTCGCCAAACTTAAACCCGTAGCAGTCGATACGTCTTGCGCAAGTGTCAACGCGCTAGTTGCGTCACCAACATCTTTAGTACCAACAAGCAACGCCGCGAACGCTGGGCGTAACTCACTATCGGCAGTACCCGTCGCCCTCGACATAGCCGCAATCATGTCCTCAGTCGCCGCAACCGTAGCGTCAGTCGCACCAACTACGTTTTGCATAGTGTTAGCCAAAATCGCTTGTTGCTGTTCATCTTCGGCTGCCGCTTTAGCCGCCAAACCAAGCGCACCCGCAACCGCCGTCAACGCCGCCGCCGCTGGCACGGCCGCTTTCTTAATTGCAAACTGTGCTTTCTCGCCAACAGTTTCTAGTTGCTTAAATTCTTTAATCGCTTTGTCAATGCCTTTGCCGTCAAACTCGCTGACAATAGGAATAGATAGTGCCATGTCTACAACTCGCTTTGCACGGTACGCATAGTTTTAGCAATCATTTTTGTCATCTCTGCCTCAATACCGCGACGCGCTTTATACACCGCCGGGCCGATCAGTCGAGTGCGACCAGCGCCAACAAACCCAAGTGCATTACCTAACTTGTTTGCGTTTGCGCGACCCGCCGTTTCAAACACGGCTGCCGCAACATCTTTTTGTTCTATCAGAATTACGCCGACGGCGTTACGTCGAGTGTCAAACCTCATCTTGACGCCGTTGGCTGCCTTGCTCGGTACAAACGGGAATATCTTGCGAGCGTTTTGTGTCCACGCATAACGCATACCCGATAACGGTAAATCTTTGTAAACCGCTTTGCCTGCGTTAATCGCTGGCTGAGCGATCGCGGTTGCGTCAGCCTTAAAATCTTTTTGCAACTGCGGGTCAATTTTACGCAACGAGTTGATTGTCTGTTTAACTCCGACGACCTCAATAGTTGTTGATGCTGGCATTGCGCTACCTCTTTTGCTTATTTAATAGCGTAATCACCGTTACTAGGTCACGCGTGTCAAACTCGATTGTCGTAGGCCAGTACCCTGTTGCAACTAATAACTCGGCTAGTTGCCGTCGGTAACTGCCTACGCCGTAGGGTTTGGGTCTGTCTCGTCAATCGCCTCAATGGTCATGTTCGGGTTTGCTTTAACCCAATCGCGGTATGTTGCTGGCATTGTTTGACCGCTAAGTTTTAGCAAATTGTAAGCCCAACAAACTAGATCGGTGTAGCCGATACCTTTGCCGTCACTAATTTTGCGACCCTCAGTTTTTTCCCACTCGCAAATAACAAACATATTTGTTGTCAACTCAACTGGCGCTGTGCCGTCGTTTAGATCAACTTTTAGTTTTAATCGCATTGCCTAATCCTGTTCTCGGCCAGTAAAGGCACGGTTTATGGGTTGGTTGTATCGACTGTTAATGCGCCGCCTTGAAATACGACATCATAGGTTGATAACTCGCCAAGTGACGCGTTGATGACTGGCAGACTTTCTAAATAGCAATCAGTCAAAATAAATCTTGGGTTTGTTGCGCTATCGACTGCCGATGTCGGTTTAAGTGTCACCGTCGTTTTTGCGCCGATCAAATTAAACAAAGTCGCGTAAGTTTCAGTTGCGGCAAAACTCGCATACAAAGTCAATGTCACTTCGTTGTTAACTAATCCCGCTGTGTAACTGCGTGAGTTTGTGCCAAACGCGGTGTCCTCTAGAGCCTCAACCAAATAGGTCAGGGTTGCTGAGGTACACATATCGGATAGATCAACGCTGTTGATCGTCACTACCGGGTTTGATAAATAAGTTGCGCTGGCCATGTAATTACTCCTTAGGTGTCTGTAATAGTTTTACCATAACGGCTGTGTGTTTGTGTGCATTACGCGGTTTGCGCCTGTACGCCTACCGATAGGTCGTAGCACGGGTATTCTTGCCCGCCTATGTCGAGTGTGCCGGGTCTGCCTGACATGACGATTATTGCCGACCCTAAAACGGTTGCCGTGATTTGCAAGATTTCGCGTAACACGGGTAGCCCTGCTGGGCCGCTGCCAACAACTTTAATCGGGTAGTCCATGCGTACGATGTTGCCGTTGCCAGCGATCGTCGTAAAACTTGGCGCTGTAATAAACACACAATTAGGCACAAGTTTTGTCGGGTCGTTTACTACCCGTAACCCTGTTACGGCTGTGAGCGTGGCTGTAAGATCGTCTAGCGCCTCGTTAAACAGGTCTGTGTACGGTGCAGGCACTATGCCACCGCAGGTCGGTCAATACCTAACAACTGTTTGACGATTGGTGTCATTGACTGTTGCGGTGCTGTACCCATGTTGTCAAATGACGCAAACACGTTTTCTAGCGACCCTCGACTACGCCACAACGCCGCGCAATACATGATCGTGCCAAGCGTTACGTCACCGCTAGGCGACGTGCTAAGACTGTCGTTATAGCCTGCCTCAGCGCGACGGCGACTGCAAAACTGGTTGCCAGCGCTTACGGCCTGCGTAGCCAGCGTGTAATCGTCACTAGGGTTAATTATGGATATGCCCAAATATGTCACCAAATTTGCAACCGTGACCCAAGTGCAAGTAGGTGTAAACGCGACTGTGCCTGTGTAGATCGCAACAAATTCGACGTTGCTACCCGTGCAAGCGTAAAGCACTTGGTTAGGTATTGGCTGGGTTTGGTCAAATGTCCATTCGCCTGTCGTGCTATCTACGCCTGTGTATTTGTATTGTGGGCAACTTAACACCGTAAACGTGCCGTTAAACGGTGCGCCCAAACTGCCAACAACTACGCTGTCGCCAACCTGTATGTCGGTTGGCTCGAGCGTAGATATGCAAGCGTAGTTATCTAGTAACTGTTTTGATGCGGTTAGATATGTTGCCATAGCGGTTAGGCCGCTACTCGATCAGGCGTAACTGGTTTTGTACGCGAGTGTTGCTTTTGTTTGAAAGAACGATGCGTAGC